TGACAAGCGCCGCTACAAACGGCGAAACCGTATCGAGATCATGTTCGGCAGGCTCAAGGATTGGAGGCGCGTGGCAACCCGCTATGACCGATGCCCCAAGGTGTTCCTCTCAGCCATCGCCCTAGCTTCTCTCGTCATTTATTGCTTATGAATCATGACCCTAAAACTTCCTGAAGCCGGTTGACGCAATTTCCACAGGTTCAACGGGATGGCCGGGTTGAGGATTGAGGATAACCGGCTGAATGCCTGTAATATGCCGCATGCACGCATCAACTGCGGCCTCGGCCATCCGACGGCCTCCGACATATATGTCGATCCAGTCGTGCCCCCGATGACCAGAATGGCAAGGGCCATCTTGGGGTCTATTTCCATCCCCGCAAAGATCCTCAACTATGGCGTACTTCCGCAGTCTTTTGATGTAGAAGCGGGTTCCAGCTGGATAGTCCATGATACTCCGCCCACCGTTTTTTACGTGCCCAACGGCTAGGGTAATGGGATCTGAATATGTTCCAATACCCCCCGCAGACCTGTGTATTACTGGGCGAGCGATTTGAGCGGAGCCTCGAGGGGTGTTATCCCAATAGCTATACCCTGTCAGGTAAGCGTTCATCTGGGTTTCGACCGGGGGAGCTATCGTGTCGCGATAGTTTAGATTGGTACTCGCTCGGTTAACAACATCGAGATCATGGTAACTGGTGCTGCCGCAAGCCGCTAGCATTGCCAAGCTAATGACCGACACAAATTTGAATTTCCGCGATATATTCATTGCATACCCCTAACCGGAAGGAATGGAACATCTGCCTTTAGCTTGTTGGAGGCTTTGGGCATCTACATCGGTAGACATTCCGGGTTTCTGGGGGATTAAGTTTCCAGAATAGATACAATGCATTTTATTTGAATTTTTGAAATCTATGTTGGTTTTGGGCTGGTTGAAGCCATCGATATGCGGAGGCGTGAAAAAAACAATAATTCAAAATTGGGATTTATTAACATCATTTGCACACATGTTGTGCCAGTAGCTAATCTTGGCCCTTAATGTTGATTCCTCATATCGATTAGACCGATGAATCATTTATTAAGTTAAGAGGTTACATTCCGACTACACGTTATACGTGTTTTTACTCTGGGTTAATTATCATTTTGTTTACCACTTTCTCAAACCCTGGACCGTGCGACTACACACTTGGGGACAGAAATATGTGTGCAAAAACAGCTTCTAAAACCTTAAAGAACTGCTTCAAGAGCTTGTTCGATTGGAGGCCGAAGGCGGCGTCATGCGTGAAGAGCGGATGTCGAACTTATCGTTTAAGTGATCGCCAAAAACTGCGAGCACGTCGTGGCGCAACACGACCCATTGCAGCCGCCTATGTTTCTCATAAGTCTGCAATTTTGGATTATGAAGCAGTTCTGTCTTACGCTCTCCTGTACGCATCAGAGCAACTTACAGATCTGCAGACGCAGAGTAAGTTTTCAGGTGAAGTATGCCGAACCGAACGGCAGAAAGTCCTTCACGCTCTGCTTGAGGCTTCCCTCTACATGGGGAATGCGCAAGGGGACCAAACCTAATTTCAGCCAAGGCCAAATGAAATGTTCAAATTTTACTCTGGTTGTGGAGTAATCGGCCTCTCTCGCTTTGAAGATGGCCGGGATCTTCCTGAGCGCTTTAGAAACGAGAGTCGTGAGTTCAATGGTTCGGGGTGTTGGTCTGGGGAAGAGTGGCTCGCTAAGATGCTCACTCAACTTGTTGAGGAAGAGAATCTGAATCTTGAACAACTCTTGTCGCACTTGGCAACGATAGGTGTGACAGACCTAGGGCAGCCTTGAATAGGTCATTTCGTCTATCCCAGTAATGCAAAAGCCAACAAGGGTAGTAGACCTAAAGCGACGGCGGCGATTCCCATTCCGCCATCATCATCTTCGAACTCTTCATCAGGCTCAGGTGTCGGATCATCAACAGGAGGTCCGTCACCTGGAGGGAGCATCAAGGATTCTATAAGTGCTTCAGCGTCATACACTCCATCAATCTCACCGACTTCATCCTCGACTATTTCCACAGCCTCCCAATACACCTCCATTTCCTCACTCCACGTGGGTTGGGAGATCACCACACGCATGACTTCAAGGCTGTCGAGGTCGGCATGCAAAATACCATCACTGAATATTTCGTTCTCGATCTCTGTAGAGGATGCCTCTTCGACAATCGCATTGGCATGCCTACTTCCTGGTAGATCTCCCTCTTCAACACCTAGGTATGTCACCGAAATATTCTCGCCACCGCTGAGTATGCCGGAAAGATCAAAGTCGTTAGATGTTACATCCTCTGATTTGGAGGTGAGGAAGAGCACTAGTTCATCTTGGCTGCCGAATGCATGAACATCGATGGTGGGGCTAGCGTACTCTGTCTCAGAACTTTCCGAGCCTACCAGGTCTATTGATCTATTTCCGGGTAAGCTCTCCTCCATGAGACGGAACATTTCACCGCCGACAGTGAGTTCGTCGTGCTCGAATCCTGAACTCAAGGCGTTTCGAGTGTTTTGCAGCAGAGGCCAAGCATGAGCGGTATCTACACCGTGCTCCGGAAACTGCTCCATAATCTCCAACATCTCATGGGCTTGCCTCAAACCGTAGTCGTAATCGGGATCAAGAGATGATGTAGACTTCAAATTCCATTCAGTGACATAGGTTTCGAGTTCTTCGTTCCTTTCGAGCCAGGAACTTTCGACCATCTTCGTCGAAAAGTCGCGCATGCCTGGGTTGAGCTCACCTCGTGTATAGACGTGAGCGGAAACCCCATCAATTCGTTCAATTTCTTCGTCGTCGTACTCATTCATGATGAGTGCGTTGTTAATTTTTGACCAATTTATTTCGCCACTAGAAAAAGTGAATCCTTCGCTAAAGTCTTGGCTATATTCTTCAGATAACGCACCCAAGATCGCATCGGATGAGTCTAAATCATCGTAGCTGTTGTCTAATCTGGCGAAATCAAAATTCGTGCCAGCTTGCACGACGATATCGATGTCTTTAGTGTCGAAGTCCAAAGCTTGGGAGTCTGCTAGTGCTTGGTCTACAATCGATGAAATTTCACTAGATAGACGTCCATACTCAACGGATGACATTTCACCCGCGCCCCAGTATTCGTTGCCAATTTCGAAGGCGGCAATCTCCCCATCTCCATGAACCCCTCGGACCACATCGGTCACAAAATCATAGAGTTCATCACGGTCTAGTTCAGCATAGCGATCTCCATTTTCATCCGTATTTTCAGATAGGTAGTGCTTTGTTGGGATGACTATGGTTGTTGATATGCCAAGGTCTCCAGCAGTGGTAAGCCAGTCGTTTAATGGGACTAAGTCCACTTGGTCACCGGTCTTAGGGTCTATACCCGATGAATTGTTGGGGTTTGAGATATCGAAAAATTCTTCTGTAACCGATCCTCCAGGGAATCGTACTGTTTCGACGCCTAGTTCTTCGATCAAATCTTGGTATGATCCGTCACCATCCAAGGTGTCTCTATGGAAAAGGAAATTCCCGCCGAATTGATCCTGAGTGAAGTTAGATCGAAACTCTGGGTTGGCATTGATCGCAGTTGGCATCACAGTTCTCCGGATGTGGGCATTGATGAGCCTGCGCTAAAATTACCAATAAAACGGAAACGATCTAATTTAATTAAACTTATATTTATTCTGGCAAATTAACCAATTTGATTTTGTGACTTTTGTGATTTTTTGACGGAAGTGAACCTCCTGCGATGAGGGAGAGGTGATAAGATTTTACGAGACCAAGGGATGGCGAGGCATAGATATTAAAAAATCTCCCCAAATATACCGCATGGAGCGTGCTCCTCTTGATGGCACTGAGATACTGATTTTTGTGAACAACACCTTCAGGAGGGCCAAATACTCGTCCGTGTGTGAGCCTCATGAGGAAACGGTCAACTTGTCGTACATCGCTAAACGCGATTCTGGTTGCTGGGTTTTAATTGATGATATGGGGCGGATGATCCCCGGCTGTACTGTTTCCGAAGAAGAACCTCACGGGTGGCTACCGTGGAGCGATTGATTGCCATGGAATTTTAAAGACCGAAGTCCCGCACAATGTGCGGGGCTTTTTGCTGCAGGCAACAAACTGGCGAGAGTGATCGCGCACAGCCATGGGGAGGTTGTAGATCCCTCTAGCAACTATGCTGCTTCAATCTTGTTTTGCATAAACAAAAACTGCGCAAATTCGGTTTTCCGCCATCACCTCCTCCCACTCAGCACCTCCACTTTACCACCACAGTCCAGAAGCGCACGCCGGTCCCGCGCCCACAGCAGCTCAACCTCCCTATCAGACAACCACCGCTCCGGCAGCAACACCGGCTCTGCGCAAGGATCGGTGTTTTTAACGGAGGTGGTTGAGGCGGCGCAGGCGTTGAGGGCCAAGGCAGCGAGGCACGGCAACAGGATCCGCATGGGCTTTCTCCTCGAGGGTTCTGGCAAGAGTGGCGCGGGCGCGCTCGCTGGCAATGCGGGCGCGATCCAGTTGATTGGCCCGCTCGATCTGCGCGAGCACGCGGGCTTGATAGCGGGCGCGACAGTCGGAGGCCCCGCGCTGATAGGCAAAGCCCGCGACCACGGCGATCAGCGCCAGGGCGGTGACTATGGTGATCACCCTCACGGCTCGAGCGCCTTCAAACACATGGCGCGTTCAGACATGCGCCGGTTGGTGAGCCCCCGGATTACCCGGCCACCTGCACGGTTCCAGCGGGGCAGCTCATTGCAGGCCCCGGTGAGATCGCCCACATTGGCTTTGCGCAGCAATGTGGAGCGGCAGGCGGCAGCGGGGCCGACATTATAGGTCCAGGACACCAGAGCCACCTTCATGCCAAGGGGCACATCAGCGGTGAGGCATCGATCCAGTGCCGCCTCATAGGCGATGATCTCGCGGGCCAGCATCGCGTCACATTCAGCTTTGCTGTAACTGTCACCGGGGCGCACGCCCTTGGTTTCGCCATAACAGACGGTCCAGACGCCAACGACATCGCGATAGGCGTCCGTCCGGAGGCCTTCCCATTGGCCGATAAAGCTGATCGCGGAGGCAAGAGCCACGCTGCCCCCGGCGAGCACGCCAATGGTGCGTTTGCGCACGGCCCCGCTTTCATCGCGCCGGAAGGCCGCCCAGAGGCCGGAGGTTGGTTGCACCAGAATGCGCGCCGGGATGGCGATGAGATTCACCAGGGCGGCGATCCCGGCAAAGACCAGGGGATCGAGATCCAGAAGATCCGGGCTAACCAGCGAGACAAAGACCGGCAGCACCGAGATCACAGCGGCAATAATCAACAGCCGCACAGACCAAGCGCTGGTGAGGGTGGTTTTCCAATTGGGGGTGAGTTTCATGGGGATCTCCATGGCAAAAGAGCCCGCAGGCGGGCTTGGGGTGTTTCAGAATGTTGGGAGGATCAGCGGATCGGCAGGCGTTCCATGCGCTCAAGCCGGTTGTCGATTTTGTTCAGGGTGGAGAGGATCAGCGACAGGCGCTCATCCTGGCGGGCAAGTGCGGTCTCATTGGCCCGTACCCGTGATGTGAGCGCCGCTTGGCGCGCTTCAGAGGCGGTGAGATCCACCCGCAGCCCGTTGATGGTCTGCGAGAGGGTAGCGGTCTCCCCGCGCAGGGTGGCCACCTGTAGGCCCACCCAAAGCCCTGCGCCCACAAGACCGCAGGCCACGGTCCAGGCGAGGGATTTGTTTAAGGTGATCCCACGGTCGCTGTTTTCAATCATTGCCATGTGCTGCTCTCAAATTGGCGTTGAAGGGAAGAGGTGTGGCGGTGAGCACAGAGCGATCATGAAGGCCAATAGCTATCCTCCGCAAAGTCTGCGGGGATCCCGTTGGGATCATCCTTCAGCACCCAGGACGCGCGCGAGACAGCCGAGATCAACGCGGCCCCCTTCATCCAAAGCTCATGCATCTGGGCGGGTGTGAGCGCGTGAACCACATTTGCGCCATCGCGGTATTGCATCAGGTCGGTGTTGCCGGCCTCAATCATCCCCTGGGCGATTGTGCCGAGCGCCAAGAGGTTCTGCCGGTCTGCTGCGTCCCCTTCGACCACAATGGTTGCGTTGTACCCCGTCACGGTGAAGGGCTGCATATGCAGACGCCGGTCGCGCTCTGCATTCACATCTGCCCCTGTCGGGGTTTTCGGCCTGATCGAGATAATGCTCATGCGACGGGCTCCTGCTCTGGTGCGGCGGGCTCTTCTTCTACCGCTTCGTCTTCAGGCGGCTTGGGCATCACAAAAGGGTTCTCAGAGCCGACGCCATAATCGGCGCCCACGCCATCGGTCAGATCCGCCTCATCGACGGCCCAGAGATCACGACCAGAGCGATCGGTCGGCACATCAGCAGCATCCAGGATCTTGAAAGGCCTGCCGTGCGGGACATCCTTGGCCGCGATCTCCTCAACCGTGAGACCAGACCCCAGCCACGGGATGAGAATGCAAATCCCGCCCTCATTATTTTGGTAGACGATACGTTTGTCAGTCATGGTTTGATCCTTACGCAAGAAAGGCGACAGAGATGTTGGGCACATCAATTGGGTTGCCATCACCCGCCGTAGTGACGAACCGATATGCTGACGCCGTTCGGGAAACGAGCCGCGTAAAGCCCCGCCCACTGATGGTCTCTTGATGGGTGATCAGTGGCGCATAGTTGGAATGCGGCATGTTGGTGATGAAGTTCACAGAGTAGTCACCAGCGCCGTTGTCGGTGATCGATGTGACATTGTGGGACGCACGAATTGTCGGGGTGCCGGTGCCATCGAAATTGACCCAAGCTCTCACCGCCTGATTTGCTGCAATGCTGTCAGCGGTGCGCAGCGGTGTCATGATTTGGTCGCTGCTGGTTCCGGCTTCAGCTTCTGATTTGGTCGCGATCCAGTCGCCTACAGCACGGTTGGCACCGATCGCGTCATTGGACAGCAGCTCGCCATGAACAAGGGCACCGTTTGATCTGGTTTCAAGCTTAGTGGCACCATCATAATACAACGCCACTCGCCCATTTTCAGTGGCGTGGATGACCCAATTTTCGTTTGCATCGTCGAACAAGCCAAAATTTGGTTGATCGGACCTTGCCATAAGGACCACTCTCCCAAGGATAGAATATCCAGACCACCCCCCCTTGGTGCCCTTGCTCTGTACAGACCCATATGAACCTGTGACCGTCTCAATACCGAGGCCATTTGTTCCAAACGAAAGAGGGCCGGTCATGATGCCACCTGTTTTGCGCAGGTAAAGGGTTGGATCAAACCCCACGATCTCGGCCGCCTCTTGTCGGCTGGCATTGGCGGCAGCAGCATAGGCTTGCGCCAGATCTCTGGCGGCTTCCGCACGCACGGCAGCAAGACTTTCGGTAAAGATCGCTGGAAGCCCCGCGACCTTCTGCCAATCGCCTGCAACCCGCTCGTAAACCCCAGCCTCTTCGGCGTCGCTGATGACCAAGGCAAACTTGCCATCCGCCACCGCCGGTCTCGCCTGCAACACCGCAAGGGTCTCGTTGAACGATGTGAGGCTGCCGCTCCCCGCGAGGCTTTCCGTTGCCCGCATCCAGGCCAGGAAGTCATCCCGTTCCGGAGCATGCGCTGATTGAGGAGGGTTCCCGTAGAGAACCCCCTCAGGTGTAAGTGCCACCATGATTGTCACCTATGCTGTAAATGTTTCCGAGGCCGACCAATCAGAGACACCAAGCCCGTTGGACCGGTTTCTGATTTGCACCTCATAGTCTTCGCCAGACACCAGATCTGACACATTGAGCGTTGTTTGCTCACTCCCCACCGCGATCTCCGTCCAGAGAGGCAGGAATGAGGGCCGTCGATAACGGATATCCTGAAGGTAAGCCGGGCTTTGCGCGTCCCACTCAAACGTGGCCGCGCCATTGCCTGCGGTCGCGACGTGGAAGCCTGACGGGACCGGCACGCCCGTTTGCCCTTCAACCGCCTCATATGTCGGGCGCGCAGGCTCCTCTGCCGCCGTAAATGCAAAGTCATCCGGCTGCACTGTATTGGCAGAGAGCGAGAACAGCCCGAGGCTTTCGCGCGCCATCTCCCCAACCTCAAGATAAAGATCCAGCCCCAGTTCAGGATGCACAAAGCGCACAAACCGATGCGCACGCCCCCCGGATCGGCCCCCGAGGATCTCATACCCCTTCATGCCGATGGTGCCCCTCACCTGATACTGAGCGTGTTTTGAGCGGGCCAAGCGCTTGTTGAGCCGGGCCGCCTGGAAGTGATTGGTGACCATGAAGATCTGCGGCTGATCCGTGACAGGCTTGGCCGCAATGCGCGCCACCCAGGCCCCGCTGGGGGTTTCCCGCCACCCATTGTCCGGCTCGGTATAAAGCGCTGCGACCTCATCAGGCGCATCGGCCCCATATTGACCCTCGGTGAGCTCAAACGACAGAAAGTCGTCAGGCCCCAACGTCAGCTCAGGCTCCAGCCAGCGCCCGACAGTGAAGCCAACTTTGCCATCCGTGCGATCATAGACAAAGGCATCACAGGCCGTGGCCAATTGTGCGCGGTGGGTCTCATAATCCTGCTCATCAGACAGCGTGCCATTCAGCTCCCATCTTTTGCGGGGAATGCCAGCCGCATCCGGCTCAACGAGATCACAGGCGTCTGCCTCATCCGCGATCTCATCCCAATCGACCTCCCGCCCCATGACATTGACGCACCAATCCGCAAACACCAGGGCCGCATTGGATGAGAACTTGTACTGACCGTCACGCGGATCATAGAGATCCTTCTTCCCATCCAGCACCGGCGAGTACTGCCACTGACGCCCCCCTGGAAACACCTGCGTGTAAGACTCGTTTGGCGGTCGCGCCGCCCAGATCACAGCCCCAGCCAGCCCCTCAAAGTCAAACTCTGAGGTGATCTCTGCAAAGGCGGCATCAAGACCGGCATGCACCGCTTGCCCGGGATCTCCGGTAAAGACATCAACGCGCCCATAGCCTGCAATTGGGCTTTCCAAGATATTGCTGGCGTTGGTGTCTGCCACATCGGTAAGGCTGACAATCCGCTCATCCAAACGATGCTGAACCACGCCTTTGATCGGATGCGCGGCGAGTATGGGAACATACCAGCGTTTGTCATTTGCAAACCCGGTAAATCCAACAGGGCCGCCCTTTCTCGTGCGCCCATAGACCCATTCCGCATAAGACACCGGCTGAGCAAAGTTCACCATGCGCTCAATCGGGGAGGCATTCGCCGCTGCAGGCGATGGGGCCAGTTTGGCGGCCAGGGCCGAAAGACCAATGGCGACCACAGTGCGCACCACAAACCCACCCACCAAAGTGCCCGCAAATGCAGCCCCTGAGGCATAGGCCGCCGTGGCTGCCAGTGCCGTGCTGGCCCCAACCCCAAGTGCGCCGCCCACAAAGGCCACAACAGGCGCCGCCTCCGCCGGTCGCGGCGAGAGCATGGTGGATCCCAGCAAGGCGGCGAACAACACACTACGCGTCATAGCCAACACCCCAGATGGCCAGGACCTCAAGAACACCCGCAGGCTTAATGGTGGTCGTGCCGCTGGGACCCTTGCAGCCCCAAGCCGTGCCCAACCAGATGCCACCGCAGGGCGCATGCCGCCCCTCACCATCGCGCAACATCAGCACAGCGACATCCCCCGGTGAGGGCAGGCTCACGCGCGGCAAACCTCCAATGGTGTCCAGGCAGGCTTCCACCGCGTCCACAGGATGGCGCAGAAAGCCGGTTTCACGCTGACAAGATCCGCGGCTGTCATAAACACCACGAATAGAGGCCGCGGGATCTTTCCCTGTGACCCGCAGCACCCAATCCGCCAGGCAGATCATGCAGTCCGTCTCGCCCCAGATGAATGGCTTGGCCATCCAGGCATGCAGCTCTTGATACAGTGGCGTCATCCGAACAGTTTTTCCTCTTCAAAATCCGTGGTGGGCATATGTTTGAGCGAGGGGTTGTCATGCCCGATCAGCTTGGCGTGCCCTTCGGTGTTGAGAACGATGCGCCGGGCGGCGCGCCGGTTTTCCGTCCAGGCCTCAAACCCCAGCGTGATGGATCGATCCTGAGCGCCGCTCACCCCAAAGGTCAGCGCGCGCATGGTGCGCTGCATCCACTGAACCGGGGCGACCTTGGGCGCATAGAACTCCTCAATCGAGGCGCAGGGCTGCACATAAAAGGTGATCTTGCGGCCCGCGATATAGGCAAAGCCCAGTGCTTTGACCTGCGCGATCAGATCGTCTGCATCGGGATCTTGAAAGAACGACAGGGTGACAGAGCCTTCCGGCGCTTGCCCGTCCAGCGCGCTTCCCAGGCTCGAGACCGAGGCGAGCTGCGTGCCGAACCACTGATCCCCGTTGACGTCAACAAAGACCCCATCCGTGCCAATGATAAAGCGAGCGGGCCCGTCTGGCGTTTCAATAGCGCAGAGATCCAGGCCACCTTTGAGAGTACCACTGGGATCAAAGCCCTCGGGAAAGAAGCTCATCGGTTCAATACCTCTCGAAAGCTCAACCTGGGGCGGGACACCATCGCCAAACCATAGCTGCTGCGCCCCATTCCCTCCTCGACGGCCTCAAAAAGCCCCTGTCCCTGCAGTCGGATCGGGTCTCCCTTGGCAATCGCGACCCGCAGCGGCATCTGGATCTCCAGAGCGCACACATCACCGGCCCGCTCTTCAACGGATGTCACCACAAAGGGCCACATCTGGTGGCTCATGATTTGCCCCGGTCTGGGACTGTGTTCGGCACCAGAGATCACGATGCGCGTCGCCCCCGCCGGGGCGTCGCTATCGGCAAAGCACAGCGGGTCATGTGCAAAGCCAGTCCCGCTTGCGAACAGGCCACCATCTGCAAAGCCGAGCGGTTGTTGAGAGCGATCTCCGTCAAACCCCACCGGGTCGATCATGGTGAGCTTGTAGATCCCAAGCCGTCCCTGGGCTTGCGCGCGCACCGTGCGCCACATGGCCATCGCATCCGCATCCAAAAACAGACTGGGGGATCCGATCCAGCGCGGGAATTTGTTGAAGACAACGGCGGAGTTGCCGCCGGTGGTGTCGCCATTGGATTGGCCGCGCCAATCAATATCCCAATCCACCTCCACGAACCGCAACAGATCGTGAGGCACCGTCACAATGGGGCGTTTCATCAACCCTTCCTATTCAAGTGATTTTGCAAGTTTCCGGAGGTCTTGCGATCTTGCATTTGCATCGCCGCAGAGGAGGTCTGCACGGCAATGGCCCCGGCGATCTGCTCAACGGCAGCGCGCCAGTTTCCATCCTGATCGACAAAGACACGAATATCCGCAACGCCACCGCCAGAAAGCGCGCCTCTTGTGGCTTGTGCAGTTGAGACCCGCGCGCCGCGTGGCAAGTTGACCAGCTCCGGACCCCGCTCGCCCACAAGCGCAATCCCACCTGGTGCCGACAGCGTTCCATTGGCAAAGCCGGGAATATTCTCAAAGACATTGCCAAACAGAGAGCTGAACGCCTTGTTGGCAAAAGCCGTTGCCAGACTGGAGGCCACCTCGCTCAGCGCCTCCTTGAAGCTCTTGGCCCCCGTCACCAAACCTGCAAACGCCGACTGACCGGCGGATTTGACCGACTGCAACTCTTGCGCCAGCCCCTCCACCGCTTCAGAGGCACGTCCCGCACCTTTGCCGCCCTCGCTGCCAAGTGTCGTCAGAGACTCTGTCACCCGATCCGTCGCAATCGCGCCACTCTCGGATTCCTCGCGCGATTTGCGCATGGCCTCGCGCAGCGCTTCCATACTCGACAGCGGGCGTTGCGCGGCTTGCGCCAAGACATCCGCCCGCGCCCGGGCGGCATCCGCAGAGGCCAAATAGCCATCTGCCGCCGAGGTGGTCTCATAAGAGGCCGCGCGGGCTTTCACCGATGCCCCGTGCAAATCCTCCACAACCCATTTGAAGCCGGGAATCCCATTCATCGCACCCGCAAGATTGCGCAGGAAGATCGACCAGCGGGTCTGCAAGGTCGCAATCATCTCGTAAAAGCCACTGCTGACATGATCCCAGGTGGCACTCAGCGAGGCCCCCATCGAGGAGGCCCCAAGACCCATGCGCTCCCAGACCTCGCCTGCAACGGCTTTCATCAGCCGAAGCGCTTCACCAAACCCGCCCAAACGGCTGATCAGGCGTGACAACTGATAGACCAGCTCGCCCGCGCCAACGATCAAGGCACCGATCCCGGTGCGGATGAGCGCGCCCCGTAAAAACACCAGCGCCCCCGATAGGGTTGCCGTGGCCAGTTTGGCCGCCAGCAGGGCCGCCACATAGCGTGTGCCAAACCCAGCCACCGCCACGGCGAGATAGCTGCCCATCCGCTGCAAATTACTTGTGAGCCCATCGATCACGGCCCGCAGCGTGCCCCCCTCGCGCAGACTGTCCGTCATGGCCTTTGCCAGACGACCGAGGGCGGGCACCAAGGCTTGCGCCAACCGCTGGCTGGCATATTGGCTGACCAGCGCAAGGCGGGCGATGCGATCATTGGCCAGCTCAATCTCAGCCGCATCAACACCACGCACCGCCAAGCCGTAGTCTTCAATATCGGAGCGCGCCCGCCGGATAGCGTCACCGCCGCTCAGCATCAAAAGCACCATTTCCCGATTGCGCACGCCAAGATCGCGCAGCACCGCAGAGGCCTCACCCGTGCTCAGCCCCAATGCCATTATCCGATCCGCGATGCGCGCCAGCTTTTGATCCGCATCCGTATTCGCAAGATCCTGCACAGTGAGGCCCAAAGCATCCAGCGCCCGCTGGGCATTGCCAGATGTGCCGATTGCGGCAATCTCCTGATCAATGGTCTGAATGTCATTTGTCAGGCTCGACAGGCTGACACCCGCTTCCCCCGCCGCCAGCTCCAGCGCCCGAAACGCCCCAATGGACGCGCCCAGACGTCGCGCCGATTTGGCGGCCTTGTCGAGATCCCGCGCCCCCGCAAGGGCTGCAGCGGTGATTGCGCCCCCCGCCGCCGAGGCCGCAGCCGCGACAGCGAGGAACTGTTTCTTCATGCCCGCGAGAGGCGATTGAACCCGTTTGCTGCCCCGCTCGAATTTGGCGCTATCAAGCCCCAGGTTCACCCGCAGAGCGCCAATCACTGATTTTGTCATGTCACCTCATCAGCGCCCCAGGCGCGCGCAAGCGCCAGGACCATTGCCTTTTGCACCTCAGGCGGCTGCGGTTTGGCCGCAGCACCTTCTACGAATTGCGTAAAATCGGGGATCTGATCCGCCCGCATCAGGGCCGCGACATGCCACGCCAACCAGGACCGATCCCGCTGCTCACGCTGCAGCCGGTCTCGTGCCCCCTGCATCTGCGCGAAGTACAGACGAGGCGTCAGAGACCAGAAAGCCGCCGGATCAAACCCAGCGGCAACATAGGCCCGCAACAAAGCGAGATAATCTAGGCCGCGCTTCCCGCGACCGCCGGGCCGTTTCCCGCTGTATCGCCCTCATCCAGCTCTGGCGAGGCAGAGGCGATCACCCGCGAGACAGCATCAAGATCGGCGCTCAAGACACTGCCCGCATCCTTCAAGCTGGCATCCTCATGGTGGTGCTGCAGGAAGGCATGCATGATGTGGCGCAGGATGACAAAATCCACATTGTCCTCTTCCACCCCCTCAAAGGCATCAAGCGCATCCATGCCCGTCGCCTCTTGGAACGCGATCATCGCATTGAAGTCACAGCGCAGTTTCCAGATCTTGCCATCGGCAGAGACCTCGGTTTCTCCCAGGAATGAGTTCGCCATCATGCCACCGCCAATAGAGGCTTGCCGGAGGGTTTTACCGTCAGCGTTGCCGTCATCTTGTCATTGTTCAGCTCACCTGCCTCGAGGCCAGTGATCACTGCGAGGAACGTCAATGTGGTCGAGCCATCCGGCCAACCGATCTGGCACCATTGCTTGCCCGCATCAAAAGCCGCCACCAGCGTTTGATACACCGCTGGTGTGAAGTTCAGCACCATCTTGGCCTCGCCGGCCTTTTTGATTCCGGCAATGAACTCCTCAAACTGTTCGGGGCTCTTCAAATGCGTGGCATCGATGGCGTCGCGCGACAGCCCCGGTGGCGTGATGCTGGTCACTTCCGCAAGCGCCGGAAAGGGCCCGGCTTTTGCTTCGGCCATTCCAAAAGTCGAATTGTAGCCGATATCGGCTTGGGTCTCAGACATGAGCTGTCCTCCAGTTTACAAAAAAATCCAAGGAGACGCGGCAGGGCCGGTCTGCCTCATTTGATCCGCGTTCCGATGTGTCGCGATCCTCCATGAGAAACACGCCTCGAAAGCCGTCTTGCCGGTAGCCATCCAGCGTCAGCTTCACGGCTTGCGCCAGGGCTCTGGCCTCGCTGTAATGAAGGGCGTAGCAATCGACCTGCACCCGCCCTTGAAACAGACCGTCAGTGCCTTGCAGCGTATGCCCCTGAGTGCCGCCTACCCGGTGCAAGGCAATGGCCGGGTAGTCATCGCCTTGCGGGCGCGCACCCCAATCGACACGGTTGGCGCAGAGTGCGGCCACCGGGGCTGAGGCGCGCAAGATGGCGCGCAGTTCAATATGCATTGCTACATCCTTTTGGCCGCACGACGCTCAGCGCGGGCGATGGCCTTGGACAGCTCCGCCCAGAGATCCTCGCCCAAGCGCTTCAGCATGGCCTGGTGATCGCGGTCCCAGGCCGGGCGCGCCCAGGGCTGAGGGGCTTGGTGTTCGTTGCCGAACTCCGTGTTATGCGCCTGTGGCAGCGGACCAGCCCCCACAAACATCTCAACAGCCGCCCGGTCATCACGAAACATCCTGCGATGCTGGGCACGCTGGTGCGGGGAGAGCTTGTCACTCACCGCGATACTCTCCACCAGATCACCGTCTCCCCGAGGAGCCGCCAACCGCATCAGCTTGGCCATTGGCTCTGCCGAGGTCTTCAGCGCGC